ATGGCTGAAGTTGGGTTTTCAAGAGTAGTTGCTCTGGTAGCAACATTCATAGGATTGCTAGTAATAGCATCTCTAGTTCCAACAGCAATACAATACATTCTCAACGTGACAACTGGAATGGCATCTCTTCCAATGGGTAACATAACAAGCTTGATAACAGGATTGCTAGTTGGTTTCATAATTGCATTCGGAGTAGTTAAAGTAGTTGCTGAAGCTTTTGGAATCGAGATAAGATTCTAAAAGCTTAGCTTAATTCCCTTTCCTTTTTTCTTTTTTGAATTCTATTTCTCGAAAAGCTTTATAAATACATTATACTTAAAGTATAATATGGCAGAGGAAATTGTTGATAAGGGGCAAGATGAAGAGGAAAAGAAAACTGAAGTAAGTTTAACTGAACTTATTAGAGAGCTAATTCAAGGGAAGAAAGAGCAAAAGGCAAAGTTAATAGATGTAGCGTGAATGCTATGAAGTTGAGATTGCTCTTAGAACTAGAAAAAGGTAGCAGCTGGAAGGAAACCAGATTATACGCAACTTACTTAGGATGGTATAAAGCTGCAAAGATATTAAAAGATAAAGGAATAATTGAAGAGAAAGGAGTTGATGATAAGGGAAGGAAAATTTGGGGCTTAACTGATAAAGGTAAGAAAATAGTTGAGCTGCTTAAAGAGATAAGAGATTTAATAGGTGAGGATGTTGATATTGAAATTAAGAGTAAATAGGTTTGAAATAATGTGGAGTATTCCTATTATTCTAATTTTAGCTTATTTGGTTTACTATGGAATTAACGCTAGAAAAATTACTAATGAATGCTTAAGCTATTGCTCTACTTTTTCTAAGCTCTATGCTTGGAAAATAGATGGTGATTTCTTTGGTGCTTTTGTTTTAGATAAAGATAAGATATATTGCTCTTGCTATTATCCAAATTCAAATTTTCCTTTTGCAAATGCAACAATAGCTGAAATAGAAAATGGAGGTGGTTACCATAACTAAAATAATATACTTCCATAGTGCAGATACAGTTGAAATAATGGATGCTGAGCAGCAGGGCAAGATATTAACTCCAAAGTTCTTAGACGAAAACTTTTATGTTAGCGATGAAGTAAATGCTCTGAAGCTTCTTAAGAGAAATATTTTTGGAAAGCTTAAAAGAGAGGCAGAGCCATTGTATATTTGCTATTCAGATGCTGTTGTGCCAGCAGAAATTCCTAAAATTAGAGTTGAAAATAAAGAGCCAGTTCAACAGAAAGGTAAGAAAGGAGAGTTGAAAGTTGTGGTGACAGCTAAGCCAGTTATGGATTTAACTTTTAAGAAGAGTGACTTAGTAGATCCAAGGACATTTAAAAATACAATGGAATTAGCAATTTTAGGCAATTTACTAAAACCAAAAATGAAGCTATCTGGAATATTTCTATTATTCTTAGGAGTGATTATAGGATTTGCAGTAGTTTATCTCATGGGAAGCTTGGGTTACATACATTTTGCTCCTTTGAGGTGAGATAATGCCTATAGAGAGCAGACCTGATAAAATAGAAGATGAGAGCATAGCTAATGCTCGTTTGATAATGAGCTTAATTCCTCCAGAGCCAGAGAAAATTAAAGTGCTTAGCGATTTGGATGATGATGAAATTTATGCTTTAACAGTGCTTTATTCATGGGGAGAAAAAGTTAAGAGCAATTTGATAAGGACATTTGCAGACAACTTTTTGCAGTTGAGGAGAAGTAGATACAGATTGGGTATAAGAGAATTAGTATTACTAGCGAGTTTAGTTGCTGGTGGAGTGATACCTAGCAAGAAAAGCATGAAAGATTTCTTTAGCATGAGGATATAGGTGGTAGCTATTAGAAAAAAGCTTAAGGAAAAAACTGAAAATCTTGGAATTGCTATTGAAAATAGTGGTTATGAGATAGAGAGGTTAGGCAAATTTATTAGAGACCTTAGCAATAAGGTTGGTTCAATAGATGAGTTGACAGTATTTTCTAATGTTCGAATTGCTATGGGCGATGTCAAAGAGGAAATTAAGAGAATAAGAAAAGCTATTAGTGATTATAAGAGATACATTAGGGGTGGTAGCTAAATGCTTGTTGCTATATTAGGCAATTTAGGAAAAGGAAAAACTTTAACTTTAACTTACTTAGGTTGGAATAACTTTTTCATTAGAAGGAAAAAGATTTATTCGAATTATGATTTATATGGAATTCCTTATACTAAAATAACAACTATAGGAAGCTTAGAATCTCTAATGCCTTTAGAAGATGAGAATGTTTTGAATAAGCAGGAAGTTGTTTTTCTAGGAGATGAGCTTTGGAGATGGGTATCAGCTAGAACAATAGGAAAAGGTGTTAAGGCAATGAAAGATTTAATTGATAGAATTTTATTAGGAAGCAGGAAAGCTTTTGTTACAGTAATTTATACTACTCAGAATTTAGCTCAAGTTGATCCATGGGTTAGAAGAACTACTGACTTATTTATTTATCCTATTTTATATAATGGAATATTGAATATCTATTTCTTAAGCAATCCAGTCAGCAATCCTACTTTAGAGCAGCTATACAAATATTCTACTGATAAACCATTAAGAGTTTTGGCTGAACCATTTTACGCTATGTTTAATACTTACCAAAGAGTTCCTCCTCTTCAAGATGGCTATGATGATATGGTTGAAAGAGTTGTAAATATAAGAAAAAATCCAGCTTTGCAGAGATACATTTTTATAGATAAGCAAAAAGATGCTGAATATTTTGAGAAATACTGTCAGCATATAGAGAAAAAGTTTTGGCTATACAATGAAGAAACTTATGAGAGAGATTTTAAAGAAGGTAAGCTACCTTATCAGCAAGAAGCTAAAGAGCTTGGCTTAGACCAATGGTATTTAAGGATAGGTGTTAAAAATGGAATGGGGGAAAATGAGTAAGTGGTTGTTTATTGCAGAATTAGTTGTTGCATTTTTTGCGGTGCTGTATGTAATAAAAATAGCTTTTGGTGATACTATAGGAATTGGTGTTAGTCCTGCAGTTTTAAAATACAATTTTCCTGCAGTTTATAGTCATGAATTTTGCTTTTTCAATCAAGGAGATACAGATGCAGTTTATGTTGTTCAGAGCGGTGATATTAGAGTTCTAAATGAAATGAGTTTTGTAGTTCCAGCAAATACAAATTATGACAATTGCATTAAAAAAACCTTGCAGTTAGTAGTTGATAAATCTGGCTATTTTTATGTTTTAGCATATCCAAGCATAAACCAAAGCTCTACAATTTCAATTGTAAGAAGAGTTGGTGTTAAAGTTGAGCTTAGTTATATTTCTACAACTACTACTATTTCTCAAGGTGGTTCAGGTGGTTCTATTCCAATTCAAACAACAACTACGACAATTAGAAATCAAACCTCTAATGCTACTTTAACAATTAGAAATGAAACTTCTAATGCTACAAACATTACTTCTAATTTTACCTCTAATGCTACAATTGAGAATACTACAAATATTGAAAATCAAACAGCTGAAAATCCTAAAGGAAATTCTGGATTTTTGGATACTTTGGCAAGTATGTCTGGTATATTTATTATTGTAATAATTATAGCACTTGCTTATTTCGTTGCTGTTGAGTTAGGTTTGATTTGAGGTTTCTTCAGACCACAAAACATTTAAAATAGGTAAGGAAAAACTATAATTGGTGAAAGCATGAATGGGAAATATCTATGGTTAGTATTGCCTATAGTAGCAGGTCTTTTGGCAATCGTTCCAGTAATAAAAGCAGATGATGTTAATGTAACAGCAACAGTCCCACCTTATATTTCAGTAGTTTTCAATTATAATTCAGTAAACTTTGATTCAGTCCCGCCAGGTTCAACAGATGTTCAAGCACCTAATCAAAATTCTGGAATTTACAATGTTACAGTAACAAGTAATACTGCAATAAATGTTTTAGCTTCAAGAACTGCTTGGTCTCCAAGCGATGTTTTAACTTTGAAATTTGCAGCTGGAACTTCTGTTCCAACATCTCCACAAGTCACATTGACAACTACATCTCAGTTAGTTGCAACTTTAGCTCTAGTTGGTCAATACACTCATTTCCATGGCTATTGGTTAACAGTTCCACCAGCTGCTCCAGCAGGAACATACTCAACTACAGTAACAATAACATACCAACCAGCTTAA